CACTTTCACCGGGAGCTACCGGGCCTTGCGGCACAGACGGGGCAGTTTGCGTGTCCGCCATTTTAATCTCTCCTTAAATATGTTGTTCTTTTCGAATCTTCGCCATCTCTCCAGTTTCTACTAAGCTGGTTAGATGAAGGCGAATTTTCTCCAAGAGTCGAAGTGATAACCAAACCTGTTCTCTGGCTTCGATATCACCTACACTGGAAAACTCCCAAGTGTTCTTTAAGTTTTGTTCTAATTCTGTAAATGCTTCTACTAACAAAGGTTCACTGAGGAGGCGCTTGGCTTGTTCCTCTCGTTGTTGGTTCATTCTTTATCCTATAGCTACTGCTCGTTTCTGATCTCGTTCAAGTTGAAGTTCTTGCATTTTTAATTCTGCATCAACTGCGTCAGCCGCAGCTACTTGTTGGATCTTCATCTGCTTGACTTGTATGTCAGCAGCCTTTATCTCCAACTCTTTCTGCTTCAACTGCATTTCCATCTGAGCCATTTGATCCTTTTGTGATGGACCCGGCTGTTTTTGTGGTGGAGGTGTTAGGAAGTCATCTGTATTCTGATACCCCATTGCTTTAATAAGAGCTTGACCAAGGTTATACATATTCTGTTCTGTAACGATAGGTAGACCACCCTGCATAGCTTGTGATGCAAACTGTATCATTTGAGATAGGTGAGCCATCTGTTGATCCTTTGACCCGTGACCCAAAGCAACAGAAACTGTGCAATCCATCTTGTCATTCCACATATCAGGACGAACAGGCACCCACTCATTACGCAGCATTACAACACGCTCTTTGTCTTGATTCTTTAATAAGAGAGCGTAGATTCTATTCATCAACTCTTTAACGCCTGTCTCGGCAAAGTTTCTTGCAACTAGCTCTATGCGAGACTGTGCGCCAGTCATAACAGCATTTACTGCTGTAGCTGTGGTATGAGAGGTTAATGCTTTATCATTAAGTCCTTGAGAGTATTTAGATACGCCAGCCCTTCCCTCTCTTACTGAATCTAGGTACTCAAGCATTTGAAATGAATGAGCTTCTAATGGAGGAGTAGCCAAAGGTGTAATCGCATGAGGAGATTTCACCCTAACAATTCCTCCCGGCCTCTGGGTTAGCAAATCATCTAAGTTCGCTTGACCTTCAAGAACTGCATACCTTCCAAAATTCTGGTTGTACATATTGTCCATGAGATTCCTAATCAACGTACTCTTGATTAGTTGCAAATCCATTACTAGATCAGCAATACTTAACCCAAAGAACTTATGAGGTATCTTCACTGGAGTTATAGATACGAATGGAATTTCATCAATCTCTTCGTTAGCTATAATCTCTTTACCAACTGTACAAACTTTTCTTAACTCTGCAATGCCATCGCCATTGAAGTCTGTTCTTAAAAAGCTTTCATGCAGCCAGTATTCTCTTAGAGCCTCTTCTGTCTCGCTTGAACTCCCCCAACCAGATTCGTACTGAGCTGAGTCATCGTAAGCATAACGAGCAAGACGTTCCGCTGAGAAGTTATCCATATCATCACCACCGGCTCCCAATAGAGCAGGATCGAAATCATAATCAGGATACATCTCTCTTAGATCAGATAAACTCTTTCTCACACGATGACAGACAAACCTAGAGTCCTGTATGTTCTTAGACTCTCTTGCGATTAAAAATTCATCAGGTGGAACATTCTCTATCTTTATCTTACCGTTAGTGCTTCGGCGCTTTATAACAACATTATGTAGAGGCTCTTGCTCAAGAAACTCAGTATGCTCTACAACTTCAACATCGTTACCAAGGAGTAGTATTTCAAACTCTTGCTCAGTTAGCCTACTGTACTCTTCTCGTTGAGCTTCTTCGTATTCATCCCACCATACTTTGACTATCCCGTTCTTGGAAAGCAAAGCATCGGTGAACCACGAATACATAATTTCCCAACCTTCGTTGTCTTTAGTAAAGACATAGTTGACGTAATCACTAGCTTGTTCTGCTGCCTTTACGTCTTCAGGGCCGTGCGGTGTAAACTTAACCATCTCGTCACCAGATGCAAAGATACGCATCAATGATGGTTTAATCCACTCTATAGTATCCTGAACAGTAGAATCAACAAATTGGCTACGACCCTCTACATCGTTACCAAAAGGCAACGCATAGTAGTAGTCCATAGCCATTTCTCTCTGTTTAGAGATTTCATCACCATAACCTAAAGAGTCAGTGATTTCTCCCTGAATCCTTTGTAATAGTTCTTCTTCGCTATATTCGTCAGACAATACCGTAATTCCTATACTCTACTTCGTTAGTCCATGTTGGATCTTCACCTGAGATGGCAAAGCGTTGTGATTGAAATGCATAACGTGTGGCACTCATCAAGTCATCTCTTATCGGCACTACCTTACCCGATTTTCTATGATACATCCTAAACTCTTCAAACCAATCATTTAATGTATTAAATACCTTAAACTCATTCTTCTCCATCTTCTGGAGCATCGCCATGATGCCTTCCTCGATAGAGTTAGAGCCTTTCTTTTCCCCAAGTGCTGCTGGATTGGTAAAGTGTTCAAGGAGAAAGTTACACCCTAAGCTCCTATACTGATCAGCCAAACCGGGATTACCCATAGAATCTCGTCTATTGCCGTCATGGGGATAAGCAATGGGGATAAAATGTGATCTAGTACGTATAGCCTGTGCATGGACGGATGGGCTTGCTTTAGATGCTCGATGACAGTCATAAATGTAAAACATCTCTGCTTCTAAGTCTATTGCACACCACACTACTGCTGTAGGGTGATCCCAACCAAAATCGATAGCCGCTATACGAGGCCAATGAGACTCTATAGGTATCGGATCCATCATTATATCTTCTTCGGATACCGGAAATATCAACCCAGAACCAATAGAAGGCCGACCATATCGCCTCATTTCCCTCTCGTGAGGGGAGTAAGCAGAAAGAATCTGGGACATTACCGCCTCAGATAGATGTCCCGATTCCCCCTTCATGGACTGTATCCTCTCAGATGCGTCATCCCAAGTCGCATTTGTTAAGGATTGTCCTTTCTGTAGCCTGTTTATAAAGGCCGCTACAGTCTCCGTCATCCCCGCTTCAGGAGTAAAGGTCATGTAAACCATGCCTCGCCTATCAAGTGTACGGGTAACAGCCTGTGAATATAGCTCTCTGCTTGGTTCCTCATCCAACCAGACAACATCCACTGACCTACCCTGCCACTTTTCCACACCCATCTCATACGCTTTGAAATGTAAAGAAGAGTTCGCCCCGCTGATGTGGCGTATTAAAGCCACACTTTTCGCATTGGGGACACCCGGTTTCCGCTCTGTTTTTATTATATATTGTTTCGGAATGGCACCGGAACCAAATGCTTCAGGATCATCAGGGGAACCCAATAACTCTGCTTGTACTATATCTCTTGTTGTTTCGTTAGATACACCACCAGCCCACGCTGTAATTGGCTGGGTATATACTCTACCTTCCCACCAATCAGGGTATATCCCTGTTAAATGGTAAGACATCTCTGCTGCCCCACAGAAAGACTTGCCTATTCGGTTAGCTGCCATTAGCAGCCTTTGATTAGAATCACCTCCTGTTTTATGAAACTTGACTTGGTATGGGTACGGGTCATAAAGATCGATCTTGTTGAATCGCTCTCTGCGCCTTAATTCCCTAAGTATCTCAACAGATCGTTCAGTGCTTGAGGAGTTGGGCAAGTTCCTTTTCCAAGTCTTCTTTTGACGTTGATTCGATACTAGAAGTCTGCACCTTTTCTATGGGCTTCATCCCAGATCGATCCAGAACATCCTTCACAGCAGAAAGACGTACTGCTTCTGACTCTGCGCTCTCTACCAAAGTTCTTAGCATAGCTAAAGATACAGGAACCATGTCCTGTACCATCTTCTTTGTTCGATCTTCTATCTCTTGGAAGAATCTTTGCTTCAGTTCGTGACCCTTCTGACCGGCAGTCTTTGCTGAGTAACCAGCGACTATCGCGCTCTGGGTAGCATTGCCCGTCAGACAATACTGTTCAACAAATTTGTCTTGTAATATATTCATTTCTTTCTTCTAAGTAAAGCCGCATTCTCATCCATGCGCCCATATATGCCTGTTCCTGCCTTCTTTGAGCGTCTATAACCATCGTGGTTAAGGTATTCGTCGGCAGCGGCATCTCTTTTACCCTCCCTTAAAAGCTTAACAAACTTATCATTGCTTCTTATGTTGCCACGAAAGGCCATATCAACCAAGGCTGAACGCATACCTTCATCCATCTCACTGTATCTCTTAGGGAAC